CAAGGGTGAGAGCTTTGCCTATTTGCTTACGATCGCATAGTAATTATATACTTATCGCAATACTTTGTCAAATATTGATTTGCTCAAATGGTGTCCCTGACAGGAATCGAACCTGTATCTAATTCTTAGGAGGAATCTATTCTATCCATTGAACTACGGGGACAGTGGCCGGTCTTGAGAGGATCGAACTCCCACCCTCGGTTTCGAAGACCGAGATGATATCCATTTCACCAAAGACCGAATTGTGTGGAGCGGGATAGGAGAATCGAACTCCTGACTAAACCTTGGCAAGGTTTCGTTTGACCATTAAACTAATCCCGCATTATCTTGTAAACTTACGCATCAATACTAACCAATAGTATTTAATGCCACGACGGGTTGGTACCCAATCTAAGTCAATGTAAGGAGTAGGCTCTTTTGCTATACTGCCATAGGCACGATCTAAAATATCTTTCGACTTCATACCTACTCCTTTATATATGGTGCCCAAGGAGAGACTCGAACTCTCAAAATTTGGCTTCTAAGACCAACACGTATACCAATTCCGTCACCTGGGCGTAAACTTACTTATCTTAACATATGGAGCACCGAGTCAGATTTGAACTGACGACTTTACGGATTTGCAATCCGTTGCATTTGACCACTCTGCCACCGGTGCATTTAATTAACGAACTCGTTTCAAGTATTCTGCACCTACTTTGCCTTCTTGTATTTCAAGTAAAGCAGTTACTGGTGCATTGAGTTGATCTTTACGTTCACTATGTCTGTGTTGCCTTGCGAGCTCTCTTGCTCGAATTGCGGCTATGATAACTAAGTCGAACCTGTTACCTACATTTTCAACACAAATATCATTGTTCAAAGTTGTGCCTCGACTTGCTGTTTTTCTTAAGTTCATATAGTTCCTGTTTAAAAAGTTTATTAGAAAAGGATCACGAAGTTTTGGTTTATTGAAGGCGACCCGGAGTTTACAGCCCCGCTTCTTTTGTCTCGCCTAACATGGGATCCTACTTGCTCATCACAATCGCCCAGGCTGTAAACCCTGATCGTCTCTGAAGCTGTCGAGCCGTTTAAAACGACCGATCCTTCTACGCTTCCGGCATAGACTGACCTCTCTTACGAGTCCACTTGGATCATAATCCCTTACTAATAAAATTTAGTGCGCTATCTATAGTTGCCGGCTTAGTTAAGCTAATAGAAATTAGATAGCGAGTCTCGTCACTGTAGTTTATACCACAATGCCATCGAGAGCCATTGAATAGATACATTGTATTGGGTTTGTAATACAACGGTCTAAGTTCACAAAAATGGTTTACTTCTCTTCTTTCTGCAAAAAGAGTTAGACTGTTCTCTGTTTGATTAAGACACAATGTTAACGATGCATTTCTTGCATAATCAGTATGCCAATTATAAGATGTTCTTGGCTCTAATCGTTGAATGAACATTCTATGGGGCAGTACAAACTCGTTGATTAACGCTTGAGTCTTAGGGTTACCTTCAAATATATCAGGAGTAATACTAATACGGTATTCAACTGAGTTATTTTCTCTCCACCAATCTTCTAACTTGGCATTATTAATTAAATCCCACAACTTACTAATTGTATTATCAGTGCAAGTTTCATATTCATAAAATAACATAGTTGTCTATTTATTATGGCGTACCTCCAAGGACTCGAACCTTGACTGACGGTTTTGGAGACCGCGGTGCTGCCATTACACCAGAGATACATTATTTGATTTTAAGTATTAAACTAAGATTTATTCTTTAGGAATGTCTATTTGTAACATTAATAAAACACTTAATCTATTTGTATTGGCATGATTAAACCCTTCATGCCAATTGCTATGAGTATTTGCTGCAAACCATCCATTTTGGAAACCTGTAGGCACTTCTAATGGATTTGATTTTTGTTCATCAGTATAGAATATAGTTGATTGTCTGCCATCGGATTTCTCATTGAGATAAATCATTCCGGTGCCTACTAACAGTCTATTATCTAAATGTATTTTGACAGTTAGTCCTGGCAGATCTGTTATGAAGCAGGCTATTAATTTTGTGAGTTTAAAAAGTGAGTCTTTACTAATTCCCCATAATCTTTTAAATTCAGTATCTTCATACAGTGCATCTACTATGATATTTTTTAATGTATCTGACTGCAAATATTCGTGTAAACTTTTTAGTTCATCTGTTTTTAACAATTCGTTATGTAACCCAGCTCGAGATGTTGACCCTTTGATAAGGTGTCGTAATCCGCTGCCTCGATTAGCCTGTCGTCGTAACTGATGAAATATTTCAACTTCCCATTCTTCAGCTGCATATAGTTCTGAGACTTGATCAGAAGTTAAGTCTGAAATGAGTTGTAAGTTATATATCATATCTCTGTCAGATTTTATTATAGATAAATTCATACTAATATTTATTTAATGGTACCAGCGGAGGGAATCAAACCCTCTCAAGAACGCTAATCTGGCGCTAAAAGGTTTATAAAACCTCTCTGACTGTCAAGTCTCGCTGGCATTGTTTGGCGATGCGTGGGAGAATCGAACTCCCGTAAGCGGATAGACAATCCGCAGTAATAACCTCTATACGAACGCACCTAAATAAAAATGGTGGAGACGACTGGAGTCGAACCAGTAGTGCCTTTCGGGCGGCGGATTTACAGTCCACTGGGGTTACCAATTTTCCTACATCTCCATTTAGTAATAGCACAGTTTACTATTCTCTTGCTACCTGGTGTTAACAGTCTATGACTGTTAGTTACTAGTATCCCAGGACTCCGCTTTGAACAAGGTTGGCCGTGTACATTGGCCCGCGAGCTATGCTATTACTAAATGGAAGAGCCTAGGGGAGTCGAACCCCTCTTCTCAGGATGAAAACCTGATGTCCTAACCGATAGACGAAGGCTCCATTTTTACTATGAATTTTTAAAGAACGTTGTTAATTGCTTAACAAGTGTTTATTATACAGTCTTTTGTGGTATGCGTCAACTGATTTTGGTGCTCCAGGGTGGTATCGATCCACCGTTTCTACATTACCAATGTAGTGTACTACCTTTGTACTACAAGAGCATTAGACTTGATTTTGTAAATAAATATCAAATGAATAAACAGATATATCTTCTAAGATTTAATGGCGGCGCTGGCGGCGATTTTTTAACATATCAAATTTCTCAAGATTCTAATTTTTATCCTGTGACACTTTCTAGCACTGATGATAATAATACTTGGAATATAGACAATGTACTAACAGAGTTTAATTTAGATTTAAAAAATATAGTGTTAGAAGAACAATGCAATATTAACAAGAGTACTTTAGATTTAATTGATACTAAATTTAGTGAGAAAAATCTTATTATTAATACTCATTGGACCGGACCTGCATCATTATTAAAATTACCAAGGATGATTCCAATTAAATTAAATTTTACTGGAAAGATTAGTTACTTATTTTATTCGTTGCTTTGGATTAAACGTTATATTAATCCTTGTTCTAAAACTTCATTAGAGGAAGCTATTCAATTTTCCTCTAATAGATATAATTTACAAAAACAACTTAACTATATTAATTCTAGGCCAGCCGCTTATTCTTTTGAAAGACAGGCATTGATGTATGGAATTGAAAACTCATATGATCTCATTGATAGTTTTTTTATTCGATATCAAAATTTTAATCTAAATAAATTTGATTATGCAAACTTTGATATAGAAGAATTATATAGATATCCTAAATTAAATGTAACTAAGTATAAAAGTTTTTTCCAGATGGAAAAAAACTTAGATTATAATCTAATAGAAGAATATTTTTCTAAAAACAATCAAATATTTGAAAATACATTTAATAGAACTTTTGAAAGTTATAAAAGCGATCAAGAATTTTTAAATGATTTAAGATCATTTGTTATCCAGAATACCCCTGGTGCATATTAGTTGGTACCCCTTGTCGGACTCGAACCGACACGATTCTCCTTTTGAGAGAGACGCCTCATACCAATTGGGCTAAAGGGGCATATAAGTAAACACACTAGCCACCGCAATCCGCAATGCCGCAGGCTAAGCCCTAAGGTTTATAACCGTTCTTTCACTAGTGTGTTTGTTTATATCCTTTAAGTTGTATCAAGTAATTAAATAGTTAATGTTAAGTCAACAAATAAAAGAAATTCTCATAAAACATCAAACAATTGGTATATTTGTGTCTGGAGGATTCGATAGCGCATTATTGCTATACCTTTGCCATTTATTAAAAAATAATAACACCTTTGTTTTGTTTACAGTAGCTCGTGAAAATAATTCTGTTTTCTATAGTAAACAAGTTGTAGATTGGATTGATACAAAATTTAATACTAAGTCTGAAATTAATTTTGTAGGAACATCCTTAGTGCATCATTCTATGCAGGTAATTTCAGGAATCAAAGAAGCTAAAAAGTTTCCTATTGATGTTATAATTTTAGGGGATACAAAAAATCCACCCAATTTACCAGATGGACCCACTCGTCCTAAATCTAATGATTCAAGAGTATTGCAACCGTTCTTTGAAATAACTAAAGATTATTTAATTAAGGAAGCAATAACATTAGGTATTCAAGATCTGATTCATATCACAGGAACTTGTGGACGAGGATCAAATCCTGCCTGTCAGGAATGTTGGCAGTGCCAAGAAAAGACATGGGCTCTGAAACAAAATAATTTGGTACCGCCTAGAGGAATCGAACCCTTATTCGTAGGGTAGAAGCCTACTGTATTATCCATTATACGAAAGCGGTATGGTACCCCTGGCGAGATTCGAACCCGCACTCGACAGATTTTAAGTCTGCTACCTCTACCTATTGGGCTACAGGGGCATTGTAGGGCGGGAGCCCGGCTATCTTGTTGTTAGCAAGCCTCACCGGATTGTCTCGAACACAAGAGTTTATGCTACCTTATAGTCGTCTGCGGTGTCACATGGCCAACCTAAACCATGCTAGACTATCTGGGACTCATCATGTCGTCTATCCCTAAACTGGTAGTTCCTACAAGGTTTGAACTTGTGACCTTCAGCGTGTCGAGCTGTTGCTCTACCACTGAGCTAAGGAACTATAAACTTGGTCTCCATACTAGGATTCGAACCTAGACCACACGGCCCCAAACCGCGGATGCAACCAGATAACACTTTACAGAGATAAAATTGGATGCGGGTGATAGATTCGAACTATCGATGCTCCGAGCTTATGAGACTGGAGTGGTGGCCGCCCTACCCGCGCAAACCTTTGGTGCCCCATGACAGAATCGAACTGCCGTAACCTGATTACAAAACAGGTGTAATACCATTATACTAATAGGGCGAAATTGGTGCAAGATTGATAACGCACAATCTGCAAGGCGGGGTCTGTGTTGGTGCGCTCGGAAGGAATCGAACCTCCGTTCCAAACTTCGTAGGATTGTGTATTCTCCACTATACGACGAGCGCGAATTGATTTATCTATAGTTGGCCATTAGGCCTTCTGGCATTATTATTCTAGTATTAAATGCAATACTAATTCTTTCACTATCTCCAAAATTATGTTCTACATAATGTATTAACCAACTTGGAAATATTAATAACTTGCCAGCCACTGGAGCGTGATTAATGATTGCAGAATTAAAACTATTACATATTTCTATTGCAGGAGGTGGTATTGTACCAAGCAACTCACGATTAGGATTTAAAAAATTTATATTTCCTGAAAGTTCATCTGCTTTAACATAATACACTCCTGAAAAAAAGAAACCAGGGTGAGAATGAGCGCCATCAATAAAGATATTATTGTTTACATTAACCCATGCTTTTGTAAGTTCTTGTCTAGAATTTGAAGTAAGGCCTAAACTCCGATGTAGGAATTTAAGATCCTTTTCAATTGCAGAGAATAATGGTTTTACTTCTGGAGCATCAAAATTTAAATAGCAACTATACTTTGGATTAAGTTCTTGCTGTTCTTGATACTTTTCTTTGCAATAAATTGCCAAGGCATCATTATCAATATTTAAATGATCTTCAGCGATAAAATTACTAAAAACAGTGTTTATTTTCATACATTACTTATTATGCTAGAAATATTTTAGTATATAAATTGGCGGAAGGATGGCGTAATCGAAACCCTGGGCATCACTGCCTCCACCTGTGTTCAAAACAGGGCCAGCATCCCCGGCTGGACAACCTTCCATATTGAATTTGTAAGTAGTTCCCCCATCGTTATAGGAACCATTCACCCGTGTAATAAACTCGAGCGGGACTCGGTACGTTACTTGGGATCCATCCAGTGTTCTCGCCTGTTGAGATTTTCAGGGAATCGAACCCTCACCTTCTACTAGCTCGATCCTTCGAAGAAATCTTACTAGCGTGATTTCACTTGCTGACACTTACAAAACTTGGTGCAACCTGTAGGGATCGAACCTACTTCAATGGCTCTTCAGACCACCGCTATGACCACATCAGCTAAAGTTGCATAAACTTATTAGGGGTGACTATCGGGATTTGAACCCGAACTACCAGAGTCACAGTCTAGGTTGCTACCATTACAACATAGCCACACCTAATAAGTCTAGATTATTGGCACCCGGAGTAGGAATCGAACCTACAATAGCAGAGTCAAAGTCTGTTGTGTTACCACTACACTATCCGGGAATAATAAAACAGGATACTATTTTGTTTTCATTTACAGTGAAATTTTTGAATTTGCTGTTAGTATCCTAAACTGGTTGCCTGTACAAGAATCGAACTTGTGTCGGTCGATTATCAGTCGACTGCTCTAGCCATTGAGCTAACGGGCAAAAATTTGTGCTGGGTAGGTGCTCCAGCGACGATCGTCTTGATATTATCTCACGCCCCTTGTTTGGTGGTACTAAGTGGACTCGAACCACTAACACTCTCCGTATGAAGGAGGAAGACTACCATTGTCCTACAGTACCATAAGTAAACACACTCGGCTCTCCTTACAACCTTATTCCTGTCTATTCAGGATGAACCTGGCTCAAGTCCAGCGGCTCCCCTTGGTTGTTTGTATCTGTCAATTCAGATTGAAAGTGTGTTTGCTTATGGTAGGGGTGCTCGGGAACGATCCGAGTTTTACTGGTTAAAAGCCAGTTACTTCACCTTAAAGTTTCACCCCCATATGGTCCATGCTCCGAGAATCGAACTCGGTTCCTCCGGTTAAGAGCCGGTTACTTCGCCACTAAAGTTTAGCATGGGTGTTCGTATTGATATTATCTTTTACGTGCCACCTTAGACCATACGGGGATCTAAGGGACACTAAAGTTTAGCTGAGCTTCGCTTCATTGTGTTCTCCTTGAACATTATTAAAAACAGGATGCTTATTTTTCAATTAAAAGTTGAATTTTTGAATTTGCTGTTCGCATCCTTAACTTGGTGGAGGCCGAGGGAATCGAACCCTTCTAGACAGTATGCTTGCAAGGCAAACCCGTAGCCCACTACTGCCCCCATTATAGAAACACATTTAAACAGTCCTTCAACGCTCGGACGCTATCTCCCTGCCGCAGGGCGGATCTGTATGTGCTTCTATAATGGCTGTCCGACTAGGGATCGAACCTAGCTCATTCTTCGTTAACAGCGAAGCGCCTACACCATGCTTGCTCTCGGACAATAAATTTTGGCGCCGTAGATGGGAATCGAACCCACCTAAGTCTCGCAGACAACGAGTCACCCTCCCAGAGAGCTACTACGGCATATTGGTACTCCGAACGGGTTTCGATCCCGCTTCTCCAACTTGAAAGGCTGGCGTCCTAGCCACTAGACGACCGGAGTATAATTTGGTGGACCGTAAAGGAATCGAACCTAACTGCCGCCACCCTACATATTAATGGCAACGGATTTACAGTCCGCCGTAGGGAATACGATCCAAAACACACTCTTTCGAATGTGCATATTAAAACATACTAATAACGCCACTATGTGTACTGTACTATGAGTACAGCCGTCCCTTTCAGTATGCTTTAATATACTAGATTTTTCACACCACAAAAGGTGCTTCATCCTTAGTACCGCCCGTTTGCTCTGTGTTTTAAGTGCAGAGCCAGGACCTCGTTTCCTGTATGTTCACACTTTGCGGTCTACAATTACCCTTGAGCAATCTCGCGCTTTCTAACAGCTAGACTATACACTCTTGCACGTTCTGCCTTTTCCAGGATCATCTTACGAAAATCCTGTGGAGTCATTGTGTGCTTCTGCGTATACTCTGCTTCTAGTTGTTTCTTCTTATCTTTATCTATCATAACCTTTGTTGCGAGCAACAAAAAACCCCAGGGTGTTTAGTCCTGGGGTCCTTGGAGTGTTGTTGTGTATTTGGTTACACTACGGTCCTCCGGGACCCCTGGCAAATCTCTGGTGTGCGATCATAACTTGACAGTCCATTAATCGATAACCAAGAGCAGGCTATTACACCTACCTGTTTGGGCATCGTATTAAACTGATGTCTGTTAAATGATTGCATTTTGTTTCTCTTAAATCTCTTTAAAAATTTGTTAGTAAGCACCATTGCCTGCTAACTTGTATCTATTATAGCGTCTTTCAACGCCCCTGTCAACATGTTTTGGAATTCTTTTTTGTTGTATTTTTACAACACTGTTGAACACCTTGCTTGCTAACTTGTTTCTATTGTACAGTTAATTAGTCTCTGTGTCAACCTCTATTTGCAAATCTGGCAAATAAATTTTTCACAGGCACTTTTTAACAGTCTCTCTATTATAAGAGTATTTATACTTCTTGTCAAGAACCATGTGATAATGTGGCTTTTTTACAACAAAATAATTTTTACTGCTTGGTCCACTGTTATATAGTCACTAGGAGTAAAGTTTGGATACTTTTTTAGAATAGCTTCAGTACCAACATACCCGAACCATTTGTAAACAACCTTGCATCTCCATCCTTGTAATGAGTCAGTCATATGCTTTAGTGCAAGTTTTTCTGCTTGATAATTTAGTAAGACATGTCGATGATCCGGTATTTTAATCTCAGCTATACGACTACCAACATTGATAATAGTTTTATCTAAATATTTCCACTCACGGAATAAGTCAATTAACAAGTGTGTCTGGCCAAACTCACTGTGTGCATTATTAATGAACATATCACAGTCACGCGACTCTTCTATTATCCTAACTCTATCAGATTTAGAGTTAATATCATATCCGGTAGATTTGCTAAATCCAATAACATTAGGACTAAGGTGTTGATATAATCCCGCACCTATTCCTGATGTATGTCCAGTTACTGCTATTTTCATTTTTCAACAATACCAACTAGGTGTAATCTTGGGCTGGACGAGCAATTCATAAATGTATGAAGTTTAGTAGTATCTACCCAATAAACACTACCTACAGGTAAATGTGAAATTAATCCTTGTTTAAAAACAAAATAGCATTCAGGATTAGTTATTATTGGCACATGTATTCTCGGAGTGTCATCTTTATGTATGCTATAACAAGCATACGGACCGATCCACATTAATCTAGTTTTAAGTAATTTATAATTGTTAATTACTTCTTCAAAAATAGTATCTTTAAAAAATGGATTTAGGTTAATGTAATCAAGTTCTTGCCCACGATTTTTTCCAACTGCACTAGTCCACGGATCGTCGTCCGTTTTATGCTGAAGACTTGTTTGCTTGCCTTTATGCCCGTATTCTGTCCATTGAATATCTTTTTCTAATCGGGTGTATTCGTCAAGTAGTGGTTGTACATCAATATGCGATAATAGTTTAATCATAATAAAAGGAACCGGAGTTCCTTTTATTTAACTGTTTAGTACCTTAGCGACACTATTCATAACACTAGCAATACGCCCAATGTCCCGAAGATTTTCTACAGTATAGCCTTCTGTCTTCAATGTTTCGTAATGTGCCTTAACACAGAAGTGACACTTGCCCACAATACTTGCGGCAAGACTGAATGCTTCGAAGTTTGACTTAGTAGTTCCGCCATGACTAGCAATAGCGTTCATGCGTAACTGTGCTGGAATACCTTTTAAGTCTAAACCAATCATCTCAACATATGGATACCATACATTGTTTGCCGAGTCTGCGTGAACAGGAGCATCGGCTAACATAACAGCAAGTACCTTTCCATTGCCAGTTGCAGCGAGTGCGGCCACGGCACATCCCATAGCAACATCTGCATCTAAAGTACTACGCAGTAGAACAGCATCAAGATTTAACTTGGTGTCCTTTGCGTAGTCTGGCAACGCTGTTTTAATTGCGTCAATAAATGCCATTATAGAGTCTCACCACCAACTGTACGGTTACAAGCACACAGTTCACCTGTTTGCAATGCGTCCAATACACGAAGTGTTTCTTCTGGGCTACGACCCACATTCAAATTGTTAACTGTAACGTGCTGGATTTCATTGCTTGGGTCAACAATGAATGTGGCGCGAAGTGCGGCACCTGCTGGAGCATAGAACACACCCAACTGTTCAATCAAACTCAACTCACCACGTTGTGTGTCAGCAAATTGTGTGTGAGTAATCTTCTTCAAATCAGCATGAGCTGTTTGCCAGCTAACTTTACAGAACTCATTGTCTGTTGAACCTGTGAGCAACACTGCATCACGGTCAGCAAAGTCCTGTGCTAGCTTATCATAGGCTACAATCTCTGTAGGGCAAACGAATGTAAAATCTTTTGGATAGTAAACGATTACTTTCCATTTACCTGGAAAGCTCTCATCTGTAATGGTGAAGAATGCATCTTCTGGTTGTCCTGGCTTAACACCTGTGACTGCGAATTTTTCTAATTTGTCGCCAACTGTTTTCATTTGTTTCTCCTTTGTGTGTGAAATGAATATTAAGAACTTTGTGTTCTATGTTTATATTGTACTATTATTTACACTATAAACCTATGGTTTTCCATAGTTTTTGACTAATATATATTAATGATGTCAATAGGAAAAATCAATAAAGGTCTAAAGACCAATGCTCACTTGCGATCGCATTATTTTTCTTTCTTTAAGTTTTGTTAGATTGTGAAGTCATACGGCACCCATATAATGAGCGCCGTTTCATGTTTGTTGAGTTGATCGTACACACGTTAGCAGAGAGTATTTGATTGTCCACGCTTCTGGGCTCTGTACCTTACCCCACTCTCTACGATTTTTAAACTAGCCTCGGTGCCATTGCTAGTATGAGCGTATTGGAAATCTGCAACTGTTACGACTAAGAAAACGTTGCTCACAGTGGTGAGACGTTTAAGCATCCTTTCGGGTAGTTCTTAGAAGATGCCGGCGCGAAGCGGCGGGGTATTGGGTCACACATCAGAACCTTACCCAGCAGAATATTAACCGGCCTGCTAACCTTTTGTCGAGCTGAACTGTCTGTGTGTTCTTTATTATACACGGTTAGCCAAATTTGGTCATTCTTTTTGATTGGTTACCCAAAAGAAAAGGCTCCGAAGAGCCTTTGTTCTAGTATTTGTAAATTATACTACTGGAGTGTAGTCAATACCAGTTGTTGCTAAACCTACTAGTCCAATTGTAGTTTCAAACGCTGCTAACTCACTTGCGGCAACTAATACATCAGCTTGTGATAACTTGCTGTTAGTCATCCATGCTGTATAATCAGTAACCTGTGTCAATGTAGCATCGGTGCCAAATACGTTTTTGTAAACGTGCTTGATGAATGTTTCATTGCTAACACCACCTGCGTCAGTTTTGTAAACATCTGTAGATAACAGGGCTTCTGCTAATTGTTTATTGGTCCAGCCTGAGTCAGCAAGACTGATACCGATACCCTTGTATGCATTAGTAACATCAGCTGTACCAAGTGCGGCTGCTAACAATGCGTACACATCACCAGCACGGCCTGTGGCATCATAGGCAATGGCTTTGTCTGTAAACACAACACGCTCGTGATCAGCAAGATTAAATTCCATGTTAGAAACTAGTGTGCTGTCTAATTCAATGTTACCAGCAGTTTTAGTAATTGTATATTCAGTACTTGCCCCGCCCATTGTGTAAGTGTCAACGCCTGTAGTGCCTGTGACATCTACAGTAATATCAACTGTACCATCTCCTACACGGCCTGTACCTACTACACCAAAAGTAGCAATCTTACCAGCAGTACCAACTGTGGCTACTGTAACGATTAGGTTGTTGGCAATAGTGCCGCCTAATGCTGTGCCAGCAAGAGTGATTGTATCGCCTGCAACATAGCCTGTACCTGCACTAGCAGCTAATGAGTCAAGAACAACTGAATATGTTCCGTTGGTTTTTGTTACATCGAATGTAGCGCCATCACCTGATCCGCCAGTTAAGCCTGTAACATTTTGGTAGGTTGCGTTAATTGCCTTGTCTTTAATTGTAATTGTTGTTGTCATATATTTCCTTATTTTAAATGAGTCATAAACTAATTAGTGGTTTATACTAAGATTATACACAGTTCTGACTGTAAAACATGTGCGTGTACGCACATGTTCGATACGAAATACAAGAAATATAGCCAAAAAAATAGGAACCTAAGTTCCTACTGCTGGCTACTTATCACATTGTACGCTGCCAGCTAGCGAATTCTTATTTGATCTGTGTCCAAACACGTTCACGAATTTGTTTTGTTAAACTGTCTGGTAGTGCCACATAGTCCAAGTCAGCGGCATCTTTCTTGCCATTCTTAAATGCCCAATCAAAGAACTTTAGCACTTCATCGCTGGTGGCTTTGCTCTTTGGTTCTTTGTACATGATGATAAAACTTGCAGAACTTACTGGCCAAGCATTGGGATTCTTTTGATCTACAATGCTCAGTCCCATACCAGGAACGCTAAACCAATCAGCACCGTCTGCCGCTGCCGCAAATGTTAAATCATCTGGACTAACATATTTGCCTGATTTGTTTTGTAGTTGTAAGAATACCATGTTGTTCTTCTTAACGTAAGCATACTCTACATAACCAATACTACCTTTGATACGATTCACGTTGGCAGCAACACCTTCATTGCCTTTGCCACCCACTGAACTGGCAGCTGGCCATTTAACTGCGGCACCACGACCTACTTTACTTAACCATTCAGGACTTACTGTAGCAAGATAGTCTGTCCAGTTAAATGTTGTTCCTGATCCATCAGCACGATGAACAATAGTGATTGGTGCATCTGGTAATGTCTTGCCTGGATTCAATGCTACTAACTTAGGATCATTCCACTTAGCAATAGTACCCATGAATACTTCTGCCATAACTGGTCCAGTGATACGTAGTTCGCCTGGCTTGAAACCATCTAAGTTAATAACAGGAACTGTTCCACCAATGATGGCAGGGAATTGTACTTGTCCATTCTTATCTAAATTTTCTCCACTTACAGGAGCATCTGTTGCACCAAAGTCTACTGTCTTAGCATTGATTTGGCGTATACCGCCTGAACTACCGATACTCTGATAGTTTAAACTAGTGCCCGTAGCTTTTTTGTACCCTTCAGCCCATTTAGCGTAAATTGGAAATGGGAATGTAGCACCAGCACCTGTAATGTCTGCGTTTGCTGATAAAGTTACTGCGGCTAATAAAATTGCAATGAGGTTTTTCACTGTAAGTCTCCTTCTGTGTTGTTCTTACACTAATATTTAAACACAAAATGATTACAGTAATGTTACAAACTTAAGAAATTTTAGCCAAAAAGATAGGACCCGAAGGTCCTATTTGGTTGTTTATTTTACAAGGTAAGTCCTACCCCGGAGTTGCAGTTTCTTAGGCTGCGATTTCAAATTGCTCGTCATTCATTGCTGTAATGTCGAAGTCAACTGTGAAATACTCGAATGTATTTGCTTTTGCATTTACTTTGATTTGCTTGGATTACGTCCATCGCCTATCGTGTTGCCGTCGCTAACTATTTGCCCAATCGATTACCGGAGCAGGCCCAACTAAGCAGTTTCGCACCAACTGGTGGATATAGCGAGAATTGACCTCGCATTTTATAGATTCGGAATCCATCTGTCCTACTTGGACGATATACCCGAAACCACTTAGGTGGACCTGGCGAGATTCGAACTCGCGTCTTGAACACATCCTCTTTGAAGGAATTACAACAATAACTGTTATTATACAGTCGCTAGTATTTATACGCAAGCATTTTGGTAAATATCTTTGTAGGAGCGAAAACTATGGGTGATTTCTTTAAAATAGTAGCGGAACTAGGATTCCCAATTGCAGGTGCAATGGCAGCGGGCTACTTTGTTTTTCTAACATTAAAATTTATTCTTGCTGGTGTAACGTCTAGCGTAAACGGTATGGGCGGCATTATCAAAGGTTTAGACAGTCGTGTTGATACTATGACTAATCAACTACAGCGTATTGATGTTAAAGTAAGTCACGCTCTAGGCTTACAACCTGATTATGATAGAATTAGTAGAGCAGAACAAGCGGATCAAAGGAAAGACTAATGAAGTATGTAGACTATGACTGGGATCTTCACAAAGATAAGATTGTGCTAGATCGCAAACTTAATATTGATAAGTTAGAGTGGCATGCAGGTGATCATTTTGAAGTTAGAAACACAGATGGCAGAGTAGAACTAGTTAAAGTTGATCCTGTTGTTAAATTTATTAAAGGGTACAAATAATGGATCCGGTAGAGTTAGTAAACAAATATGGATTCCCCATTGTTGCCGCAGGCGGCATGGGTTATTTCATTTACTATGTGTGGACATGGGTTACCACAGAAATCAAGCCCGTTATAGGACAAGCTAATGGAACTCTTATTGCTCTTATTGATCGCATTCGTATGTTGGACAACGACCTTATAAGATTAAATCAAAAGGTTGAAACTGTAATGGAACTACGTGGCAAGACCATTGAACGTGAGCGTATTGAAGCTGAGAAAGATATTAATCAGACTAGGCGTAGAGAAGATCCTAATCCGCCAATTGGTCCTAAACGTAAAGCAACTAAAGACGAAATTAAAGACGCTGCTGGAGATTAAAAAAGGACCCTAAGGGTCCTTTTTGTTTATTTCGACGTTGCTCGGTACGTACCGTCCCAATCTGCGGGTAGGTTTCTAGAGCGCATTTCACCAATGCGTTCAATCCACAGTTCGTAGTAGTGATCCATCTTGCTGTCAAACTCGCCTGTAAGTTCGTTACATAATTCAATAGCCTTGTCCCACTGTTGTTTACGATAGTACTCTAACATTAACTCGTGATGTTCTCTAGCACTGATCCAATCAGCAGCAACAGTAACATCTGGATTGTAGAATACTGTAAAGATATTAACACCAATAGTTTTACCCTTAACAGCGATACAGTCTAGGGGAATAGTAAAGTAGTTGTCACCTACTCGAGCCTGTGTAAACTCACTGATAATAATCAACACACCATAGTTCTTAGTCTGCCCTTCTAATCGAGCTGTTAAACTAACGCTATCACCTAGTACGTCATAACCAAAGCGATCCTTACTTCCTATGTTACCGATCAATGTCTGTCCTGTGTTAATACCTAGTCCGCAACCTACTAATGGCTTGCCTTCTTTGGTTAGTTCAATGTTAAACAACTCAACAGCATGTAACATTTCAAGACCTGTACGCACACCTGCAAGCACATGATCCGGATCTTGTTCTTCTTGAATAGGGGCTCCGTGTACGTGTAAACTTGCATCACCAATGAATTTAATTAAACAACCATTGTTGCGTAGGATAGGTTCTGCAATAGCAGTCATGTAGCGATTCATTGTGTTAGTAAACGCCACAACGTCATCGCCATAAGTTTCTCCTAAGCCAGTGAAGTTACGCATGTCGCTCATGATGACAGTGAGATCACGCTTCTCTCCGCCTAGTTTAATAAAGCTAGGATCTTTCTGTAGTCGTTCAACAATAACAGGGTTTACATAACTACCAAACTGTTTCTTAATCTGCGACTTTTGCAAGAACTCACTTACAAACTTGATGCCATAGGCATGCAAAGCGACCAAAGTTGTGATAACTGCAAAGGCAGTAGCATCGAATAGGAATAGAAGATGACTATAAGCATAAATGCTGCCAGCAATACCCCCACCGACCAATACAACCACTGAGGCAAGTCCAACATATGTCCACCTTGTTAAAAATAGTAATAGTACACCTGCTATTAGTATAGCCATTATTTCTAAATCATTTGCGTAGCCGGGACGCTGAATATTACTTTGTGTAATCATAGTGCCAATGACTGCACCTTGTAAGTATTGTGGCCATACTTCGCCCTTGGCTGTACTGACTGGATTAACTAATCCGGCAGCACTAAGTCCAACGATAACAATGCCGCCATCAAATGATTCTGGCAACTTCATGTAGCTGTACTCTCGAGGAGTAGCTGACCAGTCAATCCAAACACGACCTAGATCGTCTGTAGGTATTTTACCAAACTTAGGAACACGCACAGCTTCTACACCCATGTCCCCAATCTTAACTTGGAACTTAGGATCTTTGGCAGCTACACGTAGCGTTTCTAATGCTAGGCTAGGATGCAGTTGTTCTTGACTTAGTATGACCATTGGCATACGACGAACAACACCATCAATCTCTGGGAATGTGTTAACTACACCAACACCAGCAGCTAGACTTTCTTGTGGCTCAACGTTGCTGATAAATCCAGGATACTCTACAACTAGGCCTTTTGGATCCATGCCAATAGCCTGCGCTGGGCTTCCATGATTAGTATTCTTTTGTTTCTCACTACCCAGTGTAGGTAACACTACAGGATATTTTTTAAGAGTTTCACCTAATACAGCATCTTTACCAAAGCGATCTTTCTCTGGCATTAGCACGTTGAATACAACTAAGCCGGCTTCACGCTTGTAAAGTTCTTTAATAATGTCAGCATACATGTCTCTAGGAAACGGAAACTGTCCTAGCTTATCTAATGTAGCTTCGTCAATGTTAACTGTATAAACAGGAACATCTTTAGCCTGCTGGCTTGTGATTAGTTGATCAAAATAACGCAGTCTTACTGATTCTATGAAACTAGGATCTGCAATACGAATTAAGAGTAATAATGCTAAAGTGGCGATTGCTAGCCAAGGGGATAATAATATTTTCTTCATTATATATTTACTATCTAACTATCATAGCGAAAGTAAACATCACTGTAGGAACAGCTATTGCCATGAAACTTGTACCTATAAGCACTCTATCTATCATGTCAGATTGTGCTTGAATCCTAGCATTTTTAATGTCTGCTTCTAGTTTAGCACGTTCCTTATACATACGCACACGCTCGGCCATCATTTCATCCCAAACATCTTTGTTCCCGGACCATATCAACATCTCTTTTAATTCTTTTTCAGCATCACGTAGAGCCTTGCTTTGCATGGCAATCTGAACTGACATAGCTCTAATCTGTCCGTCTGTAAGAATCTTTTTACTGTTTTGTGCCGCGACATTAGCACCATGAATCTTATCGCTGTTTTCAAAGAACTTGGCAAACTGTCCGTAGAGGCTGTTAACGTCTTTGCCTAGAGCAATGGCTTTTTTGATATAGCCCACTGACTGCTGTGCGGCTGTGAAGGCAATGCCAAGTGTGATAGGATCAATCATGTTTTCTTGGGCTCCTTGTCCTTGGGTGGCTTTTGCGGTTTGTCCCATTCTAAACATACCACTCGACGATTGTAAACATCTCCCGTCCACGTCCACTTCACACACCTTGGTTCTTGGGCTAACATACCTGCCAACATCAATGAACCAATGGCGTTAAACATACTATGGTCCTGTGCCCTGTGTTACTGAAACACTACATCCGGCTAATGTAGCACACTGTTGAGTAATGTTAATGTTTTGTGCTGTAGTGCCTTGTTGTATTAGATTAACTGTGCTAGACCCGCCAGCATTGGTTAAGTTAACTGTGGCCTTGTGGCTACCTGCATCCTTTTGATTAGCAGAGACATTGTGTCCGTTGCCAGTTAATGCCAAATCAAAGTAACTGCCTGAACCTTGTTGTGTAACATCAAACACGTTGGTATTACCATTGACGATGCCAAAGAATGTTTTCTCACCATTACCTATTTGCTTTAGTGAAGCATTGTTGCCCGTGCCAGTAACATCAACATAGGCAAAATGGCCACTAGTAGTGCCGCCATCATTGCTCTGTTTTAAGGATATTGTGTTTGTGTTGCCGTTGATGTTTAAGCCCATATAGTGACCACCACTTTCACTACCATCTTTTAATCCTGTTGTAGGGCTACGTGATTGCCATATAGTAACATTATTAGTGTTACCCTTAATGGCAAACTCAATAAGATTTTTTCCTAGTGTGTCACCTTGCTTGATATTAACTGTGTTACTAGAACCTTCAAGTGTTGCATAAGTAGTTCCGCCTAGACCTGAAATCTTATTGTAAAATCCAGTCTGTTCTACAGTAACTGAGTTATTACTACTGCCAATCTTTTCTTCAACATATAAACTGTTGCCCAAAGAAACATTGCTTACACGACCTTTGGCTGAATTTTTCTGTGTAGTTTGATTTACAGTGATATCACTAGTTGCGGGCCAAGTAGGAGCACAGTCGGCACAAACGCTGCCAGCTTGTCCTGGGTTACTAGGAGTTCCGCCTGAACCTGTAGCAGTCGAAGTTACTCCATCATTTAAATCATAGTAGTAGGTGACTTCACCAATCTGCATACTGTCATAGGGTAATGCACATTGTCCAGTACAACCTGCTGGAGCATTGCCTGCTTTAGTCGTAGGGAATAGAATGAAGTAGTAAACATAGGCAGTGGTGTTGCCTGTTTGTATCTCAGGGCTAGTCCAGTAGCGTGACTCACTTAGGTGGTGTTGCCTGTTTGTATCTCAGGGCTAGTCCAGTAGCGTGACTCACTTAGACTTAGTGAGTCTTGCTTAATCAATGTCCAAGTAACGCCGTCATTTGATCCGTATAACTTATAGCTTGTAGGATCACGACCTGAAAAGTCATTGGCAGTGGTAATAGTAAACTTTTGAACTACACGACCTTGACTCAGTTTGACAGTAACACCTGCGTTAGCCTTGTCAAAGTTTAGATACTTGGTGTTAGGATTGCCGTCGAAAGCATTGGCAGCACCTTCACCGGGAGGACTGTTATTGCTTGTAGGATAGATGTTGCTGATAACAACAGGATTACTGTTAGTATTAACTGTTTGCCAATCAACTGTCGGCGTTGCCGGTGCTGCTGTTTGCCCTGCTGCTAGTGGAGTTGAACTGGCATAAGTGTAATTGTTTAGATCTGTACTTGTAACGCTAGTATCCATATTAGTAAAACTAGCACTTGACCCGTAGCTATACCCTTGTGCTGTAGTAATAACATTGCCAAAGAATCCACTAGCGCCATTACCTAAAGCAGTGATATCACCGGTATCGTGTACAATGCTGTGCTGTGTACCGTTGCTGTTCATCAACTTTAATCCGTAAGTGCCAGGATTAGTTGTGCTGGCAAAGAATTGAAAATATTGTCCTGCTGTAGTCGTAACAGTTTGAAAGTTTTTATTGTAAGGTGCAATAAAGTTGCTGGCGTTTAATGTTGTTCCACTCCAATTATACTGCACATCAAATATTTGGTTGATACCAAACTTACCGTCAGTGATGGCAGCAAATGCATTAGAGCATACGAACATTAAGGCTAATAATATCTTTTTCATCTGAAGTTCTGATTGATAACAATCTGCCCTACTGCTTTGCCGCTACTGAAGTTCCAACTGTTAGTCTGCATATCCTGCGTTACAATCACCTGCACTTGTGTATTCATTGGCATAACCACATTAGCATAATGACGACTAGTAGGGCTCAGACTTTCGTACATCCAGCCCACTTGTTGTGTTTCGCTTTTGTCTTTCCACAATTTAAACAAATAGGGATTTTCTGTTTCACTAACTGCGGCCACTTGGCTAGCTAATGTTTCTTCTTTAGTGTCTAACCCAACTTTAGTTCTATTGTCAGGATCTTCGTCACCTTCGTTGGCACTACGACCCTGCTTTGATGAACGAGCACCGCCGCCTTCTTTGTTGGCAGCGTGTTGGCGTTCTTCCTTAGCATCATCCTTGTCGTCTTTTTCGTCCTTCTTGTCTTTGTTATCACCTTTCTTAGCATCACCAGTAGCTTGTGCGGCAGCACGAGCGGCAGCAATAACATTTAAGCCAGTAGTTGTTCGTGGCGGATTAACCATTAGGTTGTTGCCAATAGCCATACCGTTAAGGGCAACAATAACAGCAGGACTAGGAACACCATTTAGTGTTTCAACTAGGGTGGCTTGATAAGGACGATTCAACTTAACAATGCCTGCTGGTGTTTCTACATCGATAGCACCACTGCCACAGGTAAGTCCTTTTAAGTTTACGTTCTGTTCTATTTCACAAGTGGGCATTAGCATGATCATACTGGCACCTGTTTCGCTAACAGCCATGACAAAGTCAGTGCCACGAACAGCAATAGCCGCTGTTGGTGTATTAATTTTTACATTCTTAGGATCTTTGGCAATACTGCCTGATACGTATCGCACAGTACCTGCGGCTGCTTTAAGACCTAGTTTACCTGCGCCGCTTTTAGGATCATATACGAAATCATCAATAACAAGGCTACTCGACTCAGTAACAGTAACATTTGTATCGTCTTTAAAAACGATCTTAACTTTTCCATTCTTAGTTTCGATCTTGTCGTTGGTTTTAATTTCTGTGCCTTTGACAATTTGAATTGTGTCCTTACCACGTTTGATGATAGCAGTGCCACTGGCTTCTGTAACAGAGCCAATGTCTGCCCAAGCCGAACCGGATATCATCAAGCCTACGATAAGAGCAACAACTTTCATTGTTAGCCCTTAGTTGGTCTTTTGGTTAATGTTCCAGGTTCCAGTACTGGCCACACTCTTAATATTAACAACACTGTCAACAGTTCCAGACTGGTTAACGGTAAATCTGTTGGTGCTGCCTGTAACGTCAATCCAAGCACTGCTACCTGCTGTTCCTGTGCTTGTTTGGCTAACATTGAATACGTTGAAGTCACCAACAACTTTTATTGTCTGTGATTGATTGTTACCAATAGCATCAATATAAAACTCATTGCTATTGCCGGCTGCATCTACATTGCTGTTAAGATTGTCGCCTGTACCACGGAATTGCATAACGTTAGTATTTCCTGCAAACTTCCAGTTTAATACAGCATCTTTACATCCTGTTAGAGCAGTAGTTCCATTGCTGGCTGTGCCACCTCCGCAGGCTGCATCAACTAAGTTGCTATTACCGATCTGCTGAATAGTAATATTAACACCGTCACCTGCAGTTGTAGGATTTTCTGCTCTTAGACCAATTGTGTTATTATTACCTGTCTGAACTGTGACAACAGTTTGATCTCTACCTCTTAGATACACAGGACTGCTTAATGTCCAAGCTCTTGTTGTTGGAGTTCCTAATCTGTTAGGAATGCCAGTTAGTTCTTTAGTGTGAGTGGTGTCTGCGCCTACAGTATTTCCTGTACCTGTTTGTGTGATATTGATATTTGGATTCTCACCACTTTGATCAATAAACACTCTGTTAGTAGCACTTAGAGCTAATGCACTAGCAGCGTTAGGGCTAACAGTAGCTACCGAAGGGATTGTAGGAGCAGTTGGGGCTAGCACCTGTTGTTGCGCCATTGCTGGGAACGCTGTCAATATTGCTAATACTAATAATATTTGTTTCATAATGTTTCCTTTGGACTCGAATGTCCGTTGTGTATTTTATTTAAAAGGAACGTCTCATAGATAAACTACCGCTGTTATTTTTCTAACATGTAAAAAAATTTACTGTAAAATTTTTTACACCCCAGTCTGATTATTTTTCTTTATTCTTTTTATTTCCAGAACTGGATTCTTCCCCAGATACTCTTCTCTTTGCTTCCTTCAACACCTGCTCCGATATTGGACTGCTGTGGTGCGGGTGTAGTTTTGGGGGATTCTTTAGTCTTGGTTTGTGTTTGAACCAACTCATTGGACTTCTCCTTGAATTGCCATAAACCGTTACGTTCGCCTTTCTTAATTAACTCAATAACTGCTGTTTCAATTGCTGAACGTAGGGCATAGTTACCTGGCTCGTTAAATGTTTGGCTTGAATCAAATTCAAATGCCTGTGTTGCCTGGTTGAAAAACTTCAACGCTGTAGCACCATCTGCGGTGCTGAGCAAGTTCTTTTCTACTGTAACAGTAGTTAAAACTTCTCCAGTTTGTACACTTACTAGACGTAGGCTAATAACAACCACGTCTTGCGTGTAGGCTGTAGATGTCCCAATACCCAACCAACGAGCACCTGTGCCGCCTGTTAGTGTATTGCTGTTATAATCGATGATACCGCCTTCTAAAATAACGCCTGCCATTTGTAGTGGAGGCAACGGTTTGGCATTTGCGCCTTCATAGATCTCACGTGTCTGTTTGATCATCTGACGCTCTTTCAACAAGTTGTCTAGGCCGACACGCTCAACAACTGTGAACCATTGTCGGTTGCCGACTTCTTGTAAACTCTTCATTAGGTATGCTTCAGCACCCTGTGTAACTGCTGTACTAAACAAACTCAATGTTGAACTTGGCTTACGCTGTCCAGTTAGGTCCTTGAAACCATATACAGCTACGGTTACTGCCGGACCTGCTGGCGCAGGCACATTAACAAAACTTTTATTGATTGTTTCACTAACTTTAGCTTCTTCTTTGATTTGTGTACTGCCCCATGGACGTACTGTAGAGCAACCTGCTAATGCTACTACTGCTAGTGTGATTAAGGATAATTTGATTGCTTTCATATGTTTTCCTTAAAAACTAAAACTAGCAATTGGAACTACGACAGTCGTAACAGTGCCTTTAACATCTACTACTGTTAGAGTAACTCGATCATTGGCTTTTGTCCAGGTAACAGTATTACCGTCTAAGCGGAAATTACCAGTTGTTGGATTCACACATCCTGGTATGGCTGAGCCATCTGCGGCACTGCATTTATTTTGAAATAGATTGCTGCTCAACTGTGTAGCTAGTTGAGCATATACTTGACTTTGGAATAGACTCATAAATCTATTCAAAGGTGTGTTTAGCAATTCTGCTTCTGCTTTGGCAATAGCAGATTTTTTATCTGCTTCTATAGCATCACGACGTGACTTTTCGATACTGTCGATTGTTAAAACGTGACTGCTAAATCCAATGCCGCTAAAGGCTGGATTTTTAAATTGATGTACTAATTCTGCATGAGCCGCAGTAGCTAATAATATCAGACTGACTGATACTAGGATGTTTCTCATTGGTTCGCTCCTTGAGACTTTACCTAAGTATTTACTCAGATTAATACAAAGTTATGTGCTAAGTTAAAGTAGTATATACCAAGCTATAACAAGGTATGATGTTTGATGCGCTAGTTGATCTAGGCCGAACTGATTCCAAAACAAAGGCTTAGTATTGTCTTTGCAACCGTACTTTACCTTAGTGTAATCTATAAGGTAATGATAGAAACCTTCTAATACGGCTACTGCAATAATTGTAAATGCTGGAATAGGATGGTAAAAACTAAACAAAAATAAACAGACTAGCGTAGTCCAAATATGATCAGCAGTATGACTCATGCCAACAGGATCTAGCCAGACTCCTTTTTTAACAGTCTGCATGTATGTTTGTATTTTGAAATCAGCGTACCAGTGCTTGATTTGAAATAACAATAAAAGTGCTAGTATTTCCATGTGTTTTATTTAGTTTAACACAATGGCAGAAAAGACGCAAGTGAAACGGTGAAATTAGCCGTTTTTAGTCGACGCTATGTTTTCAGGTTCTGTGTCGTCTTGTTGATCACTAGGTTCCTCAACCGGAGCGGCTACTTTTGCCTTAGTTGGTACTTTAGCTGGAACAGCGGCAGGGTTACCTAATGGTTTATTAGCAGATTTTGCCACTGGCTGTCCTGCAGGTTGTTGTGCTACTTGTTGATTAGCAGTATCTGTCGTTTCTTTCTTCTTAGCATCTCTAATTAAATCTAACAAGTAGTCTAACTCAAATGTATGCGTCATTCTACCAGACTTAAGAATAGCTAATCTAACGTGCATAATAGATTTGCCGCTAACTTTATCTATAATGTAGATGTATGGTACAGCTTTAGAGTCCATATCAACAATAACATCTAAATTAATATGTTTTGCAAGTGTAGTTATTAGTTGCGGATTTAGTTTATTATATGCACCCTTTGCATCAAAGTTAACATATACTAATTTACCTTCTCCTTCAATTGAGCTTCGTAATCTTCCTAAAAACTCGTGAACATATTCTGCTTCGCCATCATCGTTCAATGCTCCGATGCGTTGTTTCAGTTGTAAACCGGCAATTTCGTAAATTTGTTTAACTGCTTCTACACGGGTCTTAGCTTGCTCAGGAGTATCTTCAACTCTATCTACTTTACTTTGAAACTTAACGTGACGCATAGCATCGGCTGCATCAAGTGGATTCAATCCCAGAGTATCATAAAATTTAAATATGCCATCCTCGTTCATGCCGCTTGCTTGATCGTACATGTCACTGCCAGCTTTAATGCTCATACTTAAATGACTTAATGGACGTTCTGTTCCGTCGGGTTTTGTATAGGTAGTTGCAATATCAGTTTTTGCTCCACTGATACCTACAACACCAATGTTTACTGGATCACGCTTGTTATTCGATGCAAAAAATCTGCTGTACTTGCCAATATCAGATTCTGTATTAACGTAATTAATAATACCTTGTAATGTTCCCCATGCTTTTTTATCAGCAGGACTAACATTAACGGCACGTTGGAAAGGAGGTGAGCTTAGACGGATAGTAAGTGTAAAGATATCTTGTACTTGTTTAGATGTATCGTAAACTCGTCTGTTGTATGTGCTAGAAGTAGTAGCAACAGTTTTATTCTTTTCTTTAACCTGCTGAGCACGTTCTTTCATAATGTCAGCAACTTTTAAAACATCGTCGGCATTGATAGCAGATTTACCACGTGCAACTAACTTGGCAAAAATAGCCATAGATTTAAGTGCTTCTACTGTAGGACCAATATTTGCTTCTCCTACTTTTTCGCCTTCTGCACCTACACCAGCTTTACCCCCAAAGTCTGATGTCTTCATTAGCTGGGATAATGGTACGCCACCAATCTTGTTTAACATTCTACTATTGCTAATAACTGTGCCCTTGGCATCGTAATTAGTTTTTAGTAGGTTAATAAGATACTTAAATTCTTCTGGTGTAGCTCTAAGTGAAATAGATTCACCGTCTACAGTTAGAAACTTTTCACCGGGCGTTTTAAGGCGGGTAATCAAATTCTGCAGACGATCTTTGACATAAAATGTCTTAGTTGCCAATGCGGCCTCGGATAAAAACTGTTTTGCTCTCATAGTACAATATTTAGCGTATTTCTGGGAACAAGCATTCCTGAATAAACACACGCACATCTTCCTCGTCTAATCCCAAACTAGCCATAACTTTAGGTGTATGCGGATTTTGTTTCTGATTAATAGCATAGAAGTTTTGTGCTTCTCTAGAATCGCCCATAGCGGTTGTTTCGCCTACACACTCTGTGTAGTGATTTACTAGAATCTGTGCTAAACTTGCAATTTGCTGTAATTCAGTTTCATCGCTAACATTACCAGCTGCAATCATATTTTTACTAAAAATACGTTCTGCCCACTCAGGCAATTTTCTGGGTTTATTCCATTCGTATTTGCTTACTTCGTCTGCAAAGTAGCCAATCATAGGATGTTTAGGGTTAGTGGTTGGGCTGTAATCAATAAAGCAGCCTGTGATCTTATTCTTACCAGCAATAACATCAAATCCAAAAATAGGCGCAGGATTGTGTGTATGTGGAAATACACAGCAATGCATCATCCATAAGCCTTTGGTTTCACGGGCATCTACAACATCAATGTGTGCCCTGCGATAATTTTTGCTAGTCCAAACACGATTGATCCAGCCGGGCTGGTTAAAGCGATCCATGCCTGATTCAAATGTTTCTGTACCCGTTTCGCTGAATCTCTTTTCTAATAAGTGCTGAATATCAATCAGCGTATTCCATACATTACTCATCGACAAACTCAACTAACTTCATCATGTCTTTAAACGTGTCTGCGGCAAAACCAAAACATACAATAGCTTCTTCTGCAAGACTGTCATCTAATTTGCTACGCAGTATATTTTTGATTTCTTCAGGGTTACCATCGAATTGATAGTACTTACCAGATCCGGGTACACGTTTACTAATCATTTGTCCGCCTGACAAATCACCAAAGTGTCTAACATACAAGTGTGCTAGTATTTTCTTAGGGTCATCTTTGATAGACATTAGATGAGCATGATACCGTTTTACCATTGGTAATTCTTCTGGCATTGTTGTCTTATCATCCCACAGTTCTTCAAAGTCAGCATAGATGCTTGGCGCCCTACGAATAGTAGGATAGTCATTCATCAAGCCATGCATCATAGCAATGGCTTCTAGTAAATCATATTGTTTGTGTTGGTTGTACAAAAACACAGCATACAGTTTAGGATCAATTTTACCTGAAAACAGTATCTTAACAAACGGCTGTGTCTCTGCGCTTCGGTGTGCTTCGTGTGTTAGTTCTTTTAAGCTCATTCTTCTTCCATTTTAATTTGGAGTGGGAAACCGTTGCCTCTAGCTAGGTTAGTTGCTTCAACTGCTTTTACTTCTGCAATTTCAAAACTGTAAACACCAGCAATACCACTGCCTTCAGTATGTATCTGCATAGTAACATTCTTGGCTGTTTCTTGGCTGTGTTTAAAAATCTCAGTTAACACACTAATAACGAACTCCATCGGAGTATGTTCGTCATTTAAGAAAATCACTTTCCAGCGATGCGGTTCCTGAACTTTCAGTTTAATTTTCTCATCGAGTTTTACGTCTGTTGTACTCATAATCATTCTCCAAAATTAGTTAATGCTAAGGGGAAGTTGCCTTCCCCTTATTATATTACTTAACCTCTACAATGTCAATTACCCTGGCTTTCTTATCTTCGGGTATAACATATTTAAGGCTAATTGTTAAGATTCCGTCTTTCATTTCGGCACCTTCAACAACCATATGTTCAGCTAGCTGCCAACTTCTTTCAAAGTTGCGGCTGCTTAAACCTCTGTGTAAATATTGGCGAGATGTATTCTCATTTAATGTTTCACAATCGCCCTTTACTGTAAGAACTTCTTGTTCTATCTCTACACTAATTTCGTGACGTTTGAAACCTGCTACTGCAATCTCAATTGCATAGCGAGTCTCATCTATTTTTACCACATTGTGTGGGGGATAGTTAGTTGATAGTTGATTGGCAAATCTACTTTCGAACCCATCGAATAGTCTGTCAAATCCCACTAGAGCTCTGTTAAGTTGAGCTAGACTGTTTGTGTCAAAACGGCTTACTTGTGTCATAATATTTCTCCTTTAATAAGCAAGAATTGTGTAGGACCTCACCCGAGCGTCCTACTAATATTTAACGTGTGTCTGTGTTAGTTAACTTCGGTAAACTCTGCGTCTACTGGAGTTTCATTTTTTGCAGCTTCTTCTTTCTTGTTCTTAGCTTCCATGATAGGTTGAGCGGCAGCAAACAAGTCACTTAACTTTTGTGTGATAGTATCTTTATCTTCTCCAGCTAGTGCTTCATTAACTGCTTTGATAGCGTCTTCTACTTTATCTTTAGCTTCTTGACTGACATCAACTTCTGCCATGTCTTTTCTAATGCTATGAATTTGTGCTTCTGCTGTATTACGGGCTTCGATTAGTTGACGCTTCTTCATATCGTCTTCTGCATTAGCCTCGGCTTCTTGTACCATGCGTTCGATTTCTTCTTTGCTAAGTCCGCTATCACTCTTAATAGTGATTTTGTTTTCCTTACCAGTGTTCTTGTCTTTAGCACTAACGTGCATAATACCGTTAGCATCAATATCAAGGGTAACTTCAATTTGTGGCATACCACGCATAGCTGGCGCAATACCTTCTAAGTTAAACTCACCTAATAGTTTATTGTGTTGTACTAGTTCACGCTCACCTTGGAATGCTTTAATTGTAACAGCTGGCTGGTTGTCTTCTGCTGTTGAAAAAACTTGACTTGCCTTAGTCGGGATAGTCGTATTTTTCTGAATTAACTTGGCCATAATGCCACCCATCGTTTCAATACCAAGACTTAACGGAGTTACATCGAGCAACAGTACGTCATTACGATCGCCTGCTAGTACTGAGCCTTGTACGGCTGCACCTGCGGCAACTGCTTCGTCAGGATTAACATCTTTACGTGGTGCTTTACCGAATAGTTTCTCTACAGTCTCTTGGACCTTAGGCATACGAGTCATACCGCCAACTAGGATAACTTCGTCAATTTCATCTAGACTAATACCAGCATCTTTAATAGCAGTTTGGCACGGACCTACTGAACGTTGAATTAATTCATCAACTAACTGCTCTAGTTTAGCACGAGTTAGTTTAACGTTCATGTGCTTAGGACCACTTGCATCTGCTGTAATGTATGGCAAATTAACGTCTGTCTGAGCTGAACTAGACAATTCAATCTTTGCCTTTTCAGCGGCTTCTTTTAAACGCTGTAATGCTAGAGTATCTTTCTTAAGATCAACGCCGTTGTCTTTCTTAAACTCGTCAACTAAGAAGTCCATGATGCGTTGGTCAAAGTCTTCACCGCCTAGGAATGTATCACCGTTAGTAGATAATACTTCGATTTGCTTATCGCCATCGACGTCGGCAATTTCGATAATAGATACGTCGAATGTACCGCCACCTAGGTCATATACCGCAACTTTACTATCTTTTTTATCTTTCTTATCAACACCGTAAGCCAGTGCAGCCGCTGTTGGCTCGTTGATAATACGTAGAACTTCTAGGCCTGCAATTTGTCCTGCGTCTTTAGTAGCTTGACGTTGACTGTCGTTAAAGTATGCTGGAACTGTAATAACAGCTTGTGTTACTTCGTGACCCAAATAATCTTCAGCAGTCTTTTTCATCTTACGCAAGACTTCTGCTGAAATCTGCGGAGGTGCAAGTTCCTTGCCGGCTGCGCTAACCCATGCATCGCCGTTGGCTGCTTCCATAATAGTATATGGCATTAGACCAATGTCTTTTTGTACAGCAGACTCTTTGAACTTACGTCCGATTAGTCGTTTGCTAGCATAAATTGTATTTTTGGGGTTTGTTACTGCTTGACGCTTTGCGCTTGCGCCTACTAGAATTTCATCATTAGCGTATGCAACAATACTAGGTGTAGTACGTGCGCCTTCTGAATTTTCAATTACTTTTGCGACTCCATTTTCAATAATCGCTACGCATGAATTTGTTGTACCTAAATCGATACCGATGACTTTGCTCATAATGTTTCTCCTTAATTAAGCAAGATTGTGTAAAACCCTAACGGCGTTCTACACATTTATTTATATTTTAATTATTCCAACCAACTTCTTTTATGATAGGAATCCACTGTTTTCGTAAATCCATCATGCTTGCTTCAAAGCCCTTGGGGTTTTGCTCCCTAGGTTCTGCAAACATTAGATTATCTTTAATAAACTGCTTGCCCTCGGGGCTGTTAATAGCAGTTCTAAAATTTGTTACATACCAATTAATAATGTCCTTATTTGTACCTTTAGGGAATATAATACCCCAAGCTGCATAGACATTCATCCCTGGAACAAAGTCTTTCATTAGAGGTACATCTTTAAGACCCTCTATTCGATATTCGCTAGTAAGTGCAATAATTTTAACCTTACCTGACTTAACTAACGTGTTAGCCACAGCTACTGGAATAATGCCAAATTCTAGATGTCCGCCAGCAACATCTTGTCCTGCCTGTGCTGGACCTTTGTAAGGCACTGTTTTAATAAGTTCTCTATTGCCTTTAATATTATACATCATATATTCGTAGGCAAGTTTATGGGCACCTGAGCCAGCGGCAATACTAATTGGCTTTTGCGGATTCTTCATACGATCCATAAATTCTCTAGGAGTATTTGTAGGACTTTCGTGATGTGCAATAATAGCAAGAGGACTCTTTGCTAGTGTTAGTCCGTATTCAAAATCGTCTAACGCATACTTTTTATTTTCTGGGTTAGCAAATTCCGCAGTTACCCAAATACCTTGATGGCTTGCAACATAAATGTGATACCCATCATTTGGCTGCTTAATAAAATGATTCATACCAATGGTTCCGTCACCGCCAGGACGATTTTCTACAATAAAGTTAATTTTAGGATTAGCTTTTTCTATAAGACTGCTAAATCCTCTAAAACTAAGTTCATTACCTGAGCCAGGAGCAAATCCTATAACTGCGGTTACAGGTTTAGTTGGTTCCCAAGCGTGTGCTGTTAATGTAATTGATGTTGCTAAAATTACTTTAATAAAGTTACTAATATATCTGACCATTTGTTGTTTACCTCTATACGTTGTCCAAAGTTTTGTTCTATCCATTTGGGTGTAAAATAATTCCAAGTTAGTTCGTGATTGCTGGCAAATTGTAAAATATCAGTATTTTGTTTTACAATCTCTCCTAGCATAGTAGCACTATTCTTGTATGCTGAGTAATTAGGATATTTAATATTAAATCCACCCGCTTCGTGCCACCATGCATAACTGATCATATCAGGTCGATAAACTAACATAATCCAATTGTCCGGATACACATCTCGTATTGTTTGTAATTTATGAGCCCACTCATGACTCTTTACTAGTTTACATCCTGTAGAAGTTAACCAGGCATTGTCAATATATTTTGGATCTAAGTATGACTCAAACTCCATACCTTTGCCAAAGTATGCACCTTTGTGCCCTGTAAATCCGCTGTGATTAAATTCTCTAGTAGGAGTTCGATCACTAGTATTGAATCCTGTTAACGATTCGATAGTCTGTGCAATACCACTCCATCTACTACCAGGTACGCCTGTAAGGAAAATTCTATTAGGCAGTTCTATGCCATTCTGCATAGAGTCTTGGTTTTGTTGGATGTTCATCAATTTTCTCTACTGTTTGTTTATAATTATGAGTGTCCGCAAACTCGCGCAATTTTTCAAATGTCCAGGGGAAGAATGGAATGTTCTGACATTGTTCATTATCGTGATCGTAGCGTCCCGGATTTAACCTCCAGTAAATTCTACTTGTAGGTTTAAGACAGCTAACCACTTTGGCAATTTGTCCAGCAACAACTTCTTCAGTTCCAAAGTTAATACTGCCCAAACATGTAGCAACATCGAACTGTCTATCTGGTACATATTCTTCAATTGTACATTTTACATCAGCTTCATCAAACGCAGGATCTACACCTACTACCTGTTTGCCTAATGCTTTAAATGGATTAGCACCACATCCTGCATCTAAGATCCATTCGTTATCTTTAATTTTTTCTGCAAGTACTGCATGGCTAGTAAGTCCACGTCCGTATCCAGATTTCCAGTGTTTAGAAAAATATTCTGTAATTAATTGTTGATTATGTTTCATTACATTTCGTGAACTATTTCAATTGTGGACCACTGTTTTAGCTTTTCAATTTTAGCTTCTCTAGCAGCCTCGATATTGTTAAAACTAACTTCGTCCATTGCCTGTAGAATATCGATCATAGCTAGCATATCGCCAATTTCTTCTTCTAAATGTTGACGGTTAGTTTGCGGTTTTCCTGGCTTATAATTATCTAAGCCAAATCTGTAGCATTTGCTAACAGCTTGAATAACTTCTGCGGCTTCTTCTTGTAGGATAGCCATAACTTCGTAAGTTTGTTCGTTCATTCTTTATTTCCAATATTATACTTTTGTCGAATCTTTGAGGCAACAACATTTGCCGGATACATCGGCTCAAGAGATAACATATCATCGCAAATATCGTTGACAATTAACTCAGCAAACTTTTCTATAGTATGTTCCCACGGGATTCGTTTTGCTCCGAGTCCATAAATTTCGAGCCCTGAAGCTCTTTCAAATTCTCTAAGTTTATCATGCATATTATTCATATTATCTCAAATTCTGATCTAAAAATTCACGGCTTCGCTGTTGCGACTCTCTTGCCGCAGCCGGATCATATCGATGTGTAAATGGTGTTGTAGTTGTCATATTAACATCGAATACGTGTGTTGCATTCTTATAAATGTAAGATTGGTACCGGGCATCAGTTAATTCAGATGTACAATATCTAATGTAGGCTAAATCATCTTTTTCAGCAAGGTGTACCTGAGTCGGTATCTGTGGTGAGCTAGGAGGTGCATTAATTGCACATGCTGGATAAAATGTAATTGCTGCGGCATAAGGAGTTTTGCTAGAAATTAATGAAAATACACCAGCACCACCTTGACTAAATCCAACCACTGCTAGTTTACCTTGATGCCAAGATTGTTGTTTAATCCAGTTAGCAACAGCATTCATATCTTGAGCCCGATCCCATGCTCCGGCACCGGGAGCAATTCTACCAGTATGGTCGCCAATACCTCGTAGGGTATAATGATCAATGACTACTGCGTTATATCCCCAAGACTGCGCTAGTGATGCCCAAACTCGTTGAGACGGTTTAACACCGCCTGACCCATGTGCAATTACAACTGTAGGCGTCGGCTGATTAGATGTCGACAAAAAAAGTTCAATTTGAACTGGCAATGACGATCCACTATTAGATTTAAAGGGTGTGTCAACGGGTGTTGCACAACCAACTAATGATACAAGTAGACTGAGTACAGCAAATACTTTAATTTTCATGATTTATCTTTCACGTGCAAATGGTTGGATATATTGTCCAGCACTGGTAGTACTTGTCTTGAGAGTTTTGAAAACATTCTGTACGCCTACTGCTTGATTCCATGCATCTTCTAAGGCATGGTGTTTAAGCACAGGAGGACGTTGTGGATTGATGCCAATGTCAAATAGTGTACGTGTACATCGAGCTTCCCAGAAACTCCAAGGAACTGCCTTGCCAATCTTTTTAAACACATGTTCGCAGATCACAATGTCAAAGGCAGCACCGTGACTCCAAACACGTTTAGCACCCCAACAAAATTTGTACAGTTGATTAAACGCATCAACTACATCAATCCTATTGTTTTCACTGAACGCTTCGTCCTGTGCTTCTTTGCTTTGACGTAAGAATGGCAGCATCCGGAGATGTTGCCAATGTTTCTAAATCGATCATAATATCTGTATTTGCCATATAAGTATCTTTCTTTAAGAAACTTATTATAACACATACAGACTATTAGGTCAATACATTTTCTTAGGTAATGAGTCTTTTTCCAGTTTTTTAATCCAACGAGCTCTTGCCGCTGATTTCTTGCGTTTACGTTCAGTAGTTGGCTTTTCATAAAACTCATTCTTTTGTAGAGTTTTTAGTGTACCTACTTCCTCAATTTTATTTTTAAATCGGCGAATTGCACGATTAATATCTTCACCGTCTTTTAACACTACGGCAGTGCCTCTAACATTATTCCTCATCGGGTTCCTCTTCGTTATCATCGTTGGCCTCTTTTAAGGCATCTAAAATCCAGTCTAAGTTATATATCCTATTACGACTAATCAGGTGCCAAGGTGTGATTTCATCTGTAGTCAAATAATGGGTATTGGGTTGTGCTAGTAAGAAACTAACAAATTGTTTAGTAATTGAATCACAATTATCGATGTCAATAATGATAAAGTCAGCTTGTTGGCTAACACTTAACATCCATTCAATATCAACTTCGTCTGTGTCATACATGTAGACATTTAAGTCATCTATACTTTGGCTTAGCAGTTGCTGGAACTGCATTTTAACTTTAGTACTAGGTTTGATTAATAGGTATCCAGGATTAAGATTAAACAACTTATCCGGAGGGGTAATTAGGTTTATTTTTCCAAGGTTCATATTATTAATTAGCTGTCTCTGTGTTTAATACGATTCCAAAGAGAGTTAGGAGTCTGTTCGCTATTTTGAACATAGCTTAGTCCTTGGTCTTCACGACTAACTCTCCCTCTTTCCTCATCATGTAGCTGCTCTTTTTTTTTGATTCGTCTAACTCTTTAACTGCTTCTTGATCAGACGAGTCAGCATTGATCCACATACTACCATTAAAAATAAGATTACGCATTACACCGTCAATCTCTCTAGTTGTACGATCACCCTTCATTGGATTTTCTGGATAAGGAAACAGTGCTTTGATTCCTTCGTCAACAATTTCTTCAGCAGATTTTTCTTTAGAAACTTCTTCTTCAGCGGCTTCAATCATTTTGTTCCACTGATCTAAAGGATCTACTTGTTCTGTGACAGTAGTTTCGTTGGCTATGCCATTTCCACTCTCCGTAGTCAGGCTGTCACCCTCTGCTTTGTGAACTATCGGTTCTAGATTTTTAAAATGCGAGAAAGGTTGATTCAAGTACGGGTGTTGTTCTAATATAGATTTTTCTTCTACAGGTTTGTCAAACATCCAACCTGGCGGGTGCGGATCATTCGACACAGTTTCTTCTTTGGGCTTCTCATCTGCAAATGCCTGATTTAACTCGTCAGCTACTTCCCGGAGGTGCGCTTCCATATAATCAAACTCATCTTCTTCTTTAGCTTGTCTAAACCACTGGAATGAGTATTGGCTTGCTAACAATAGGATAACAGCTAGCGGGTCAAACACTACAACAATAATAATGATTACCCATGTAACAGCTTTTTCTAATACATTAGCATCGGGATTGTCACCGTAGATAAAGTTAGCAATATATTTTATCGGACCAACTTCTGCCTCCACTTTGCGTACTTCTGCGGCAATGGGTGCTCGCTCTTCATTAAGCTGAGTAATTGTTTTCTGTTCGGCTGCAATCTCGGATTGAAGACGACTGCGTTCTTTTTGTTGTGCTCGGCGGATTGCCACTGCTTTGTCGGCACCTGTTTCCGTAGTACTGCGACCCATAACCTGGTCGACAGCTTCATCCATTTGTTTAAGAGCTTTGCGGTTTGCATCTATATTGTCCTTTGCTGTCTTAATCTTTTCATCATAGACTGAAATCTTAGCCTGTACATCACCTGACACTAGGCCAGCATCACTATGTGCTTTACTTAGGAATCCAAAGATACCCATACTAGTAATAAGCATTAATATAGCAATGGCAGCGAGCAGATAACCTTTAATGAATACAGGTGCTCGATGCCAATTTAACTTTAACCAGACAGTGGCAATTAGTTTACTAACCTCTAGTACCACGCCCATGACAATAATAGGCACTACAGCAGCCGCAAAGATACTAACCAATCCTGCAACACTATACCAAATGGCAACGGCAGATATAGTTAATCCGCTTAGGAGCGCAAACCATGCTATAGACTTATCGGCTAATGTTATCTTCATAGAATGTATTTATTGTAATTTTTATAGGTATTATACCCATATAATTACTTAAAGATTATTAGTGCCATCAACATGGCTTGGACAAAGAAGCCAAAACCAATTGTGATAATGTTTAACAAGTCTTTGGCAATTACTGATCGCACAAAGAATGTAAACAGGCCCAACCACATTAGGGCAACCATGTCAACTGGTGGCAACTTTTCAGTTAGTCCAGTGAGCACAGCAACCAAAGTTGGAATAGTGGCTAAATGCACTAGAATTACGGCAACCCAACCTAATGTCTCTGCTGACATGTGCCCGATGTTTTCTTTAATATTGTCCATAACTCTGCGAACGTTAACCAACTCTCTCAAACTAACTTGCATGATAAATCCTTATTTGTAAAATACATGACCGGCAATGGTTGCTACTCGTTCTCTGTTCCATTTTGGATTGATATGAGTAGCGTGGAAGTAAAGTGCCTTCTGAAGGCTGGGTAAACGGAATCCTTCTAATAAGACCTGACGTGCAACCATTTCACTTTCTTTGAACGCAGCCATATTTCTAGGCCTAGTCATAGTGGCAGTTTCGCAATACCAACTAAATTGGCATAGAACTTTCTCATAGACTATGTTCTTTTGATAAACAACTTGACAGATGTCTTTGGGGAACTGTCCGCTTTCGGCACGATTGATAGTAACCTGTGCCACAGCAACCTTACCTTCAAATGGTTGGTTGCCTGCTTCGTAATAGATGTTACGAGCCAAACATTCTAACTGTTTGTTTCTAACTTCAGCAGTGACTGAGGTGTTATTCATAACCAACTGCTTGTTTGGGTCAAGTTTATACATGACCGCTTTGTATCCAATAAATCCAACAAGTGCTAGACCGATCAATACAAGTAAGATTTTAATGAGTTTAATATGGCTTCTTCGTCGCTAAAGATCGGAACAGCATTGCTTTTATGCATAGTGCCAATACCTTTAACTTTAGTGCCAGTGTAGACTGGATTGGGTTTGAGTACAGCATTTCCTGTACTGTCGCCACGACTGGGAATATGTGCAGTAGTACGTTGATTTGGGCTGTTTAAAGAATACTGCAACGGCTCAGCGGCCATTGCTCGTTTACGTTTCTTTTCTTCTGCCTCAACACCCCACTTTTTTTGGATGTCTTTCCAATCTTGGTCCAACTGCTCTGCTCGACGTTTAGCTTCTGATGAAGCAAACTTTTGTTTGCCTTTTCGTTTACCTGTAGTAGATAACCACGGGCCTTCTAAATGCATTGACAATTCATACTCCTAAAAGTTAAACACAATCTGTATTGTAACTTCTTTTTAGGAATATGTCTAGTCTTTTGGACAGTATCTATATAGTAGTAGCCAAACGATCTAGATTATAGAGATTGATAATCATATGAATTCTGTGATCATCGCCACCGTTATACACACCATGCATTCTCGTGCTATCAAATTCATAAATCTTACCTTTTTCCCAATGGTAAGAATTATTATCTATTCTATATATTGCCTTGTCATTTGTTTGAATAGGCACATGGATCCTATGGCAGAGTGTTAAAAAGTTGCCTCTGTCAACATGACCACCAACAAAACCTTTAGGATGACATCTAGTTAAAAGAGCAGCATATTGTTTAAATTCGTAGTGATTCTTTAATAAAGCTAATACTGGCTCTATAACAGGAAAATACTTATCGTATAATTTTCGTTTTGAAATATCCATAATGGATGTATCATCATCGAAAGCAGTTGCACATAAGCAAGTGTGAAATATAGGAATTGAATTTGTGCCAGCCATTGTCGGAATGCCAGCCCTGTACTCATCCTCAAACCAATCTTTTTCTTCAATAGTACTTAATATATCATCCACCATTGAAATAGGAATATCACAAATCACTTTTTGATCTATGTTCATTTTCATTATGGGTCTCCTTTCTAATATTTACTATAACTGCTAGTACTGTTTAATTGACTAGCAGTCAATTAAAATGAGCCCGCTACCATTTCTAGTAGTTCTTCATGTTCATACGATTCATATTCCTCGTTGAACTCATATATAGCATCATCGATACCTTCCCAACCTTTTACACCCAGCATTTCAAATAATTCTTTTTTGGTTATAGGTTCGTTACGCATATGGCTAACCCAAACTGATGTCATAATGATGCAGGCAAATACAGTTCTGTCACTATACACTTCGTTGGCTTCACACCATTGAATAGTACGTTCCATGTAGTATCGAATGTCTTCAATTCTATGCTCTAATTGAGCAATCCAATCTCTAGTTGCTTTTCTATCCCACACTTTTTTCATACCCTAAAACTTTCACCACATCCACATTTGTCACGTTCATTTGGATTTCGAAATTCAAATCCTTCATTGAGGCCATTGCGAATCCAATCAACTATTAGGCCTTTTAAATAGACTTCTGATTTAGCATCAACTAATAAGGCAAAATCTGGATGAGCGTAGTTGGTTACACCTACTTCAGCTTCGTAGCTATCCACAAATTCTAACACATAGGCTAACCCACTGCATCCTGTAGTTTTTACACCTAGCCTGATACCTATACCGCGGCCTCGTTTGGTTAACTGTTGTTTGATCTTTTTAGCCGCTGTGTCTGTTACGGTAATCATTTACTGCCGCCTTGATAGCATCTTCTGCCAATATGCTACAATGTATTTTAACTGGCGGTAGGGCTAGTTCTTCGGCGATTTCGGAGTTTTTAATTGATCCTGCTTCGTCGATGTGCATTCCTTTGACCCATTCTGTAATGAGGCTCGAGCTCGCAATAGCCGATCCGCAGCCATACGTTTTAAATTTTGCATCTGTAATAATACCTGTATCATGATCCACCTTTATCTGTAATTTCATTACATCGCCGCAAGCAGGTGCGCCAACCATACCAGTACCAACATCAGGATCACTCTTATCAAAAGATCCGACATTCCTGGGATTTTCATAGTGATCAACAACTTTATCGCTGTATGCCATAGCAAGTTCTCTCCTTATAAGTTTTACCTTCAGGAGTTTGTATTTCTCGCCATTCAGTACATGTCTGCACAGGCTGTTGTTCTATAATAACAGGCGCCGGTTGAGGACGGGTCAATACATAAGTTACTACGCCGCCTACAATGGCAGGAGCTATCCAATTATTGTGAGAGCCTTGCCAATATCCATGATGCCTAAAACCATGTCCATGGTGCGGACCTGCAAATACAGTAGCACTGACAGTTAGTAAAAGAACAGTTAAAAGTTTTTTCATATTATACCCCTTGTAAGTATATAACGTATTTACCAGGGGTTTCGTTGACATTAAGCTGCTTCTTTTCGAGCGTTCTTAACTGCGGTAACATCGTTACGAGTTTCTTTGCACAACTTAGCCAAATCTTGGCAAGCCTTACGTACACGAGTGCCGGCAGCGCCAACTTCCTTGTCATAGAATTTTTCGAAGTCTGCCTCCATAGCCTCTACGATTTTTGTGAATTCTGAATATTTGTTTGTTGCCATGTTATGGTCTCCTTTGTGTTATATTAGTTATTGCTAGCTACAGAATTGTACTTGCAATAGTGAAATGGATTTTTACAATGGGCCCAATTCTTTTTCTAACCATTCTTTACAGTCTGTCCAATTACGATATAAATGAGCGCGGCCGCCGGCTCTAATCCATTCTTCATTGTTACTGCGTCGATCATCAATTAAGATATCTTCTGCACTTTCGCATCTAACCCATTTATCGTGACTATATGGTCCAAAAAATACAGGAATATGAGGAAAATGCAATCTTGCCCACCATACTTTATCAACAAACGCCCAAGGCATATCATTGTTATGGGGAACAGCAGTTAAAAAGTATAAACCAACATCTTTATGTTTGTCAGTATACTCTGTGACCCAATTGACTAGATCAACAGCACCTTCTTTTAACGGAAGTTTACTGTACATACGTTGATCGTCTTTGAGACTATTCCACACTGGCTGAGGAAGCATTTCTCCCTCTTGCCAAGCAGGTTGTTTAAGGTAATTGCGGGCATAGCCCATCCAGTCGGCGACTACGTCGTCCATGTCTAAATAAATGTTCATGCGTACATGATACTATCTATTTAAGAATTAGCAAAGACATTTGGTGATCCTGACGATAGTGTATGACCACTGTAACTATCACCCAGACGACCAATGTTTAAATTATTAGCAAAAACATCTCCGCTGTAGCTTGTCAAGGAAACTTGATGGGGTTCGCACGTACTAACATATACTGTAGAATACGTAGGAACATATTCGGGAGGTGGTTCGGGAGGTGGAGGATCTTCAACTTCTACTGCTACAATGACTTCATAGTTGTGAACTTGACTCAAGTCGCCTTTACGTACAACACCGATACTGTTAGCAAATACATCACCAGATCCAGTTAATGTAGTGGTAGTGGTATCACAACCATGCCCGGTTGTAATTGTATCAACACTGTCTTTTCTAGCTACGGCTGGCATGGTATCAAGCTAGCGCAATGCCAGTTGTTGTTTCAAGGAACTGTTTAGCAAATTGTTCATCGCTTGCTTCAGCTACCGTTACTGTTGTTTTAAGTAGCTTAACATCTCTGTCAGGGCTAACTGTAAACAGGTAAGGCATTAGTCCAGGACCTTTTGGACCCATACCAATAACCTGTATTCTTGATAGCTTATAATAGCTATCTGTTTCTTCTACTAGTTTAGCAACTAGTTCTTCTCCACTTGTGAGTTTAAGTGTAATAACTTCGCCTACGCTTACGCCTTTGTTAATTAACATTTTATACCTTTTCTAAATGTGCTTTAAGTTCTGTAAATCCACCAATCAGTTCTTCGCCGATAAAAATCTGCGGAACTGTTCGTGCTGTTGGAACAGCTTCCAATAGTTCTTCTTTTGTGTATCCGTCTCCGATTTTCTTTTCTTCAAACTCGATACCTCGTTGTTTTAATAATGCCTTTGCTTGATCGCAATAAGGACAGTGGTACTTGGACCAAATAGTTGCTTTCATTGTTACACCTTATCTTCTATAATTTCTAATTTAAGAGCACAGGTAATTCTTAATAAATTATCTTGTGCTGGGCAGTCTCCGTAGTGTCTCCACGAACTAGGGAAAACTGCAATGCGTCCTGGAACAAATTTAATTTCTAAATCTTTATCATCGGGGGTTTTTAGTATTGTTGACCCTCTCGGATCGTCCCACGTTGGGTTTACATAATATAACAGCGTTAAAAACTTTTCAGGAGGAGAAGTGTTAGGCTCACCTGTTGGGGTATAATCCATATCAGTGTGCCATCCGCCTTGTTGATTAGAGGTCTGTCCATTTAATGCAGCAGAGTTAGTAACAAAATTGATGCTACTTACTGTCTTAAATTTCTTTTCTAAATACTCTACAAAAAAGTGTCCAGCTCCCGGCCGTTCATAAAGTTTTTGACCCCAAAATCTATTATCTTCTAATGTAGCTTGCCGGCCAAAGAACCAGCTATTAGAATCCATAGTCCATTTATAGTACAGTTGCATCATTTCTTTATCAACTATATTATCATGTATTTGGAATAATTCTGTCATAATTGTTATTATAATACAGGAAGCTCGTCGTAGTCAATAGCGTCGGACATCACACCGATAACATAATTAGTTGATTCGTTTTCCTGCAATGCTGTTTGTTTCTTACTAGTATCGCTATGTTTGTTGAACCAAGGAATAGGTGTCGACTTTGGTGCCGGACTTAGATACTTAATACCAATATCCTTTAGTGCTCCAACTGCTGTGTAGTCTACAAAGTCTTTTAGAATATTAGCATTCAATCCAATAACTGGACCCATTTTAAACAAATAATCAGCCCATTCTCTTTCTTCACGAATAACATCCATGTACATCTTATATACTTCTTGTTCACATTCTTGTTTGGCTTTGACAAATCTAGGATCTTCCTTGACCACTTGATTAATCAAGTAAGCAGTCCAACCTTTGTGTAACAGTTCGTCTTGTAGGATCAAACTAATAATATTGCCGTTACCGATAAAGATTTTGTTCTCAACCATTGCAAGACTTGTAGCAAACGATACCATAAATCGGAATGCCTCTAATGCATAACTTGCGTTCAATGCCATCCAAATAGCTTTGATATGCTCGTGCTCGTCAACTGTTTCACCTACTTCTTTACGACAGTTGATTTTATGCAACGCATCGTAGTATAGGCCCACGCTTGATGCCATGTCTACAATCTCTTTGGTGTCGTGGATGGTGTTAAACACATCCTTGGGTACGTTGTAAATGTTACGAATGATATGACTGTAGCTCTTGCTGTGAATGTTTGTTTCAAAGAATCCCCAGTTGTACATGAGAGCTTCAACTTCAGGCAACGAACATACTGGTGTAAATACCTGTGTTGGTCCACGACCTTGTAAACTATCAAGTGCTGTTTGACGTAGTAAGTTACTAGTAAAAATATGTTTGACAGCGTCACTTGCATCTTTAAAGTCATTGCTGTCTTTAGTAAGACTTACTTCTTCAGGTTGCCAGAAGAAGCCTCGGGCTGTGGCATCGAAGTCTGCAATCTTCTTGTACTTAACTTCTTCAAATCTTTGAATAGTAACTGGTCCAGATGGGTCCAGAAACATTTTACGACTTAGATAGTCTGTCTTTGTGTGTAAGTTGTATTGTTGTTTGCTCATTATCCATTCCTTAAAATATCTATCATACGTCTAGCTAAGTCTATAAACCATTGTTCATCATGCCCGCGAGTTGTTTCTGCGGCTACACCGATACGTACTCCTGATGTTTCTGCAAAGCTACGTTGCTCACCAGGAACGCCATTTTTATTTACCGTGATGCCATGCTGTTCTAACTTATCTGCGTACTCACGCCCACTCATTGCTTGATTACGTAAATCTACAGTAAACATATGACATTCAGTACTACCGCTAACAATATCAACTCCTGCCATTACAAAAGTATTTGCCATAGCTTTAGCATTTGCTTTGATTTGGCGAGCGTAGTCTTTGAACTCAGGCTGTAGTGCTTCATAGAAACATTGTGCCTTGCCAGCAATAATGTGCATTAGTGGACCACCTTGTGT